CATAAAGACCGGACATATTTATCAGCCAGATATGATTTGGCCTGCGGCAGGTGCCGCAGGCCTCTTGGACATTAAATGATGAAGTCCTCTCGGGCGGCGTTGTCCGCCTCCTCACGTGACCGGAAGGGACCCTGAGGTTCTCCGAGCACGACCTTTCCGGCATAGAGCTGGTAGTACCAACCAGCGTCCTCCTCCTGCTCCTGGGAAGAGGCAACGATCTCGAACGTCTCGACGCGCGGAAGGATAGCCATCATGTAAGGACTCCGTTTGAAATATTTTGAGAGAATACGGGAGGGCAGAAAATGTCACCTCCCGGAAGAATCAGTACCCATACATATTCAGATGGGTCTGGAAAATCAAGTTCTCAGTGAAGTTAAGGCCATTGCAAAGCGCTCTATTCACTGCCCCAATCTGAAGAGTGGTCGTGAAGCGCCACGGGATTACCTCGCCATTACGCTCATAGGGCTTCATCATGAGCGTATCGGGGAACAGATGGGAGATGTCGAACGGCTCGTCGAACGTCGTCTCGTGCTTGTCGAACCAGGCGCGGGGCACGACCGCCACGAGGCACTTTCCGTCCCTGAACGGGGTCGAGCACATGTAGAACTCTTCCCCCTTCCACGTCTTGCGGTTCTCTTCCTTCTGGTCGTCGGTGAGGGCATCCCACTGCGCGCGGTCATTCCATGGACGGATGAGGCGATCCATCCCGACCGGGTTCTTGGTCAGAAGACCCTGCATCAACTCGACGAGGTTGTCCTCGCTGCTCTGCGCGCCGCTGGCATCCACCTTGGATCGCTCGCAGACCATCCCGGCCTCCTCAAGCACCTTCGTGATACGGTCAGCGAAGCGCTCAAGGACGCAGGCCATCCAGCAGCCCCTCACGCTGTCGCGTGCCTTGGCGACGTACTTGTCGAAGTCGATGCCATCCTTTTCGAGGAGGGGGCGCACCTCGTCGAGCTTCCAATCCCGGACGAGGACCTTGTAGTACAGCTCGACGAGGCTATCCCTCGCGATGGCGATGTTGTCGCCGTTCTCGTCAAGAACGACGGCGTCGTCGGGCTCCGCGATGCGCTTGTACTTCATCTCCAGCTCCTGCTGGAGCGCATCGTCGTGCTTGAAGCCGACTTCGGCCAAGAAACCGCGAATGAAGGCCTCTGAGGGGCAGTTCTCGAAGGCATAGAGGCCGGTGCCGTCAATGGACGCTTCGAGATCGACGAAGTAGTCGTCGATAAGGCCAAGATTGACCTCGTCAACGTTTCCATCGTCGATCGTCTTCACCTGAACATAGACGAGCGGATGTCCTGCCGTGTTCACCGTCGTCACCGTGGCGAACTTGTAGGGCGAGCCGTCGAACTTGGTTGGGTCGAAGTCGTCCCTGCCATCGAAGGCGTGGCGATCGCGCTTGAAGACGTGAGCGTCAACCAGCACCTTGCCGTCCGGAGTGATCTTCACGTTGACCCTCGAAATACCGAGGATCGAGTCGCTCTTCTGCTCGGCGGCTTGCTCCTCGGAAAGCCTGCCCTCGCGCTTGGCCTGCTCGTACTCTTCCTTGGCGCGCGCCTCCTCGTACTCTGCTTCGGCCCGCTGTTCCTCTGTCATCTGCGACTTGGGGTCATACAGGCCGTGAATTTCGCCGATAGGGCGCTCGTCAGCCAGGGACTGGCGGACGCGATGCGCCTCCATCATTTCGTCGGCACGCTTGACGATCATCCCCTCGGAAAGAAGCTTGACGTTGAACTTCTCGATAAAAGACTGGCGCTGCGCAGCGTCAGTATGCGTTACGATGAGAGGCGTACGCTTCAGCTTGGAAAAGACAGGGTCAAAGAGAACTTCCTCAAAAGATGCGAATTCGGCCGATACGCACAGCGGAAGGTCGGTCGAAACATCCTGAATGAAGGAAGACAATTCATCGAGATCGGAGGCGGCGGCAATCACCGTCTTGGCTTCGTCCCTCAAAAACCCATAGATCATAAAATTCCTCCAAGAGGATGACTTGTAGGCCGACTATGTAATCTGGCTTTCGACGAAACGCAAGGAAATTTCGTTGTCAGAATTTATCAGGTTGAGGACATTAAGAAAATATCCACCAGGTATCAGAGGTCCGCCAATGGTCGGTGGTGTAGTGGGCTCCGTGAACGCATCATACACAGTAACGGCGCCAGCGGGATGACGATCAGGGTGCCAAAACGAAAGAGTAGGAGGAGAATAGAATACGGTCATTCCGATCGGCTCGCGAGAAATCCACGCACGCAGTGAATGATCCTGCTGTCGCCCTACAGGTATCGCATGCATGTCGCAGATCGTCACAGCCTTTCCGGGGCAAAGATGAAATGGAAAGCATACAGCATGCCCTGGCAATAGACGGACGTTGCACACGTTTAACGGCGTGCCTGCGACGGTGTACGGGTAGATCGGCTGTCCGGGGTTGCGAATATACGGTACGGGGTCGGTAATACGGCAATTGCTCATGTGAAAAAGCTCCTCGAAATGGGCTCATTCAGAGCGTGACGTCTGGATCGTGCAGGGAAATGTCCTGGTCCACCGTGACCAAAGGCATAATTGTCGAACAAATTCGAGCCGATCCGACTACGCGGACGATGCCTCGCATAGAGACCTTCGTCATCTCATTCTCAGACACGGGGTCGGACGGAACGGTCTCGACAAGGGAGTAGGAGATCAGCGTCGGAACGCGAACGGGATGAAGCTCCTCGTCGTAAAGGGCGTAGCCAAGAACCGAGGAAACGGAAAGCTGGCCGGGTGAGAGAGCCGACGCTGCGGTGATTGAGGCCACGTCGGTGGCGCTGATGTCCAGGAGGCTACGGCCGATGTACGAGCGGACTGTGATTGGATCGGCTCGCTCGTCGAGGAGAGAGAAGGCGACGATGCCCGCAGCCGTCTGTATCTCATTGGGTTGGTCTAGGGCTGTGTGGGCGGTTATGGCCGGTATGCGCAGCGTCGTGAACTCGTCGAGAAGCGTGTAGCCCGACATGCCGACGACAGTGGCAGATGACGGTTCCGCGACGGTTAGGGCTAGGAGACGGGTGAGCGCCGATGACAGGCGCAGGTCGTCAAGGATCGTCAGCACATAGGCTGAATCGACAGCCATGGCCGCGTCAGGGACATCGACCAGGGACGTTGGCTGGAGGGCGGCAACCCGGACATGACCGTCGTCCGGCGATAGGACAGACGAACCCACGAGCGCGGAAACGGTGGTCTCGGGAATGGGAAGATCGGAATCCTGCTGGTCGCCGCTCATGTCATCATTGTCTTGCACGATAAAGTATTTAACGCTTCATGCGTCGAACACGTGGATCGTGTCGAGGTTATCGCTCGGACGGACATGAATGATAGACTGAAATTCGTCGAGACTGGGCTCTTCGAAATTAGCCTTCATGCGCTCAATAACCGCAGATGAAATGTACTTTCCGGTGCGATCACCGCGATCTTTAATGCGCTTGTACAGAAGAGCGTCGTCGCAATGGAACATGACTCCGACGATTTTGTAGTCGCGGGGAACCTGCGAAAGGAATGACGCGCGCGTCTTCTTCGACATGTTGGTGCGGTCGATGATGATCGACTTTCTTTCGGCGATGGCCTTACGGAAGTCGGCCCGCGCCTGCTTGGCGAAATCGTGCAGAGGAGCGATCTTGAAGGCCTCGTTGTACGTAATATTGTTCTGCCAGGCGAAGTTGTCGATCATGTCGTCCTGCGAAATGACGACGAATTCCTCATCGGAGCTGGCGATCGTGTTCTCGCGCCACGTCGTCTTGCCGGAGCCGGGAAGTCCAATGAGCATGTAAACGGTAGGCATGAAATGTCTCCAAATATGCCAATATGAATACGCCGAAACGACTTCTGAGGATGGCCTTCCGAAAGGCAAAGCGAAATCGGATTATTCGGGAATGACTGCCGTCGTCAAACGGATTAAGTATACAACGGCTATATATGGTTTGCGAAGCAAATTTTGTTTGACGAAATCAGATCCCGATCTACAACGGTCGAGGAAGGGAGGCTCGAATGCGCAAGCTTCTGATTCTCGGATTTTTGCTCGCCCCCTCGGTTGCCCTTGCGGCTATGGCCGAAGAGCCCGTGTGGGATTTCGTCCCGAGCTCTGGCGCTCTCATTTACGGTATTCCATTCACGGATGCCGTTGGGGTTACCATCACGTGCGCCTCGGAGCCCAAGACTTATGAGATTGCGACGCCGATGGCCGCAGAGGGCGGCACAATGAAGGACGGGGTGTGGACCATCACGCTTCAGGTCGAGACTGACGAGGGCATGAAGTCATTCACGCTCACCGGGAAGCGGGAGTACGTGGAAGATGAGATGAACGACCCACATCACACTGCAATCCTGAAGGTGTCGAAGGATTCGGACTTCATTCACGCCATCGATATTGGGAAACGACTGATCAATCCGGCTACCAAGGAATCCATCCCGCTCACGAATATCTTCCACGAACGCGGGCATCTGGAAGGGTACTGTTCGGAAATTTCAGGGTGGGACGGCAGCGAATAAGCGAGGAAACCATCCGGAAGAAAATGGAAAGCGGGGCCGAAGCCCCGCTTTTTTCGATACGATGCCATTACTTCACGTACCCGGCGTTCAAGTACGCCGCATGGTCGTGTGCCTCCTTCGAGAGGGCAGGGAGGTTGTTGGCCGCACAGAACCGAAGGAAGTTCACGCCGACATTATCGACCGGCTCCTTCTGGATTGCGGCGATGATGACGGCGTCCATGCGTTCCTTGACCTCGTCTGGTTGGGCCGTGAGATCGATGAGAAGTCGATTGCGCTCGTACTCGTCAATGACGCGGACCTCCTTCGTCACGGGACTGGAGCCATCAGTCTCTACGAGTTTCTCCCACCGCTGGAGCATGAAGTTGTTCCAGTGGTAGCCACCACTCTTGCGGTCCTCCCAGGCCTCGTGGATGCCGGTCTTCTTGCTCGATCCGTAGTAGCGAACGCCGGGGTAGGCGGACTGGATGCCGTCGCCAACATCGCCACGAATGCATTTCACGAACAGGGCCTTTTTCCACCACTCCTCGTCGGGTGACGGAGGCTCCCACTTGAATTCCTTGGGTTTGTAAGAGGGGTCCTTCTTCTTCGCGTTCTGCTCTGAACGCTTATGCTGGCGCGCAACTTCCTCAACCGTGCCCGCGACCTTGATCTTGCCGCTCGACTGGCAGATCGAAAATACGCACTCCTCGCCCTTGAATGTCTTAACACCGGCGATGGTGATGATGCGCTCGGACACTCCATCGATGATGGTTACGTTCGGCGCCAGAAGCTGGACGAAGTCGGAGTCGCCCGAGAGAATGAAATGCTCATCGTTGGGGTGGAGCTGAATCCAGCGCGCCACGAAATCATCGCCCTCGACGCCGTCGCATTGCAGGACCGTGCAGCGGGTCTTCTCGGCCAGGTACTCCACGAACTGGCGCTGGACCTCGTAGAAGACCTCGTCCTCCTCACGCTCTCGCTCGGACTTGTTCAGGCGGTCCAGGCGGCGCTTGGCCTTGTAAGCCGGGTAGTAGTCGTATCGCCACGAGCGGCCTTCCACGCAGAAGACCATGTGATCGACGTTCATTTCCCGATAAAGCTTGCGCAAACTGCGGAAGATGATGTGAAGGGTCATACCAGCCTTTGTAAATGCATCCCCGCGAACGACATGCTGAGCGCGGCCAAACAGATTGGCGAGATCAATAATTGCAAAACGCATCAAAGGATATCCTGTGAAGAAATGTACCGGAATATACGATATTGATCATGATCCGGGAAATCTGTTCTTGAGGCGCCAACTGGAGCTTTGCAGTTTGTCCATTTCCCCGTTTGGCCTTTCCCATTCGCCGTTGTCAGCGACGAAGAGTATGGCGTTCGCTGCCATGTCTATGAGACTGGCTACGTCCTGAGTATGAATCCCGTTCAGCACAGCCGTGGAATCGTCATCCATGGCCGCATCGAGCTTCTCCCGCACGATGCGAACAACGGCTTCTACCCTGAGGGAACGGTCGAGTTTGGAAATATCGTCAAAGGAATAGGTCACGGCAATCCTCACATATAGTCGGTGCTACCATCGCCACGTGAGGCGCTCTGGACAAACTGATTTCGCGGAGGGATGGGGCCACCAAATCGGACGTTCTCGGACGTGATCGAGCGGCAGACATCTGCAAACCATTGGTCCACGATCTCTTCATCCGAGTTGCCCGTGTAGCCGTTGATCTTCAAGAACTCGATCCAGTATTCGTTCCAGTCGAGTTCGATACCGAAACCATTGATACCGAGGTTCGGGTTGTACTCTTGATCGATGACACCAACCCACGGCTCCATTCTTGCTGTGGCAATGCGCTTGTTCATCTCGTGCTCGGTGATGTCACCAAATTCATAGGCAAGCCGGGTGAGCGCGATTTCCTTCTCAACATCGTCCTCACATTCCATTTCGATTACGCGAGTGCGATATTCCCTCTCGGTTATGTGGCCGTGCTCGTAATCGAGTTCGAGCAGAGACCTCATGAGTTCGTTATCGTTCTTGGCAAATTCCGTGATAACGATTTTCTCATAGTCGTATTTGCTGATCACGCCATGACGATAATCGACATCGGCCTTGGCAATACGATCATTATCCTTGCCGTCCAGGCGAAGAAGCTCGCACTCGTAATGGTACTTGTCGATCCGATTATTGACGAAATCCCGGCGCAGTCGCTCGCGTTCCCTCTCGACCGGGTCTGGATACTCAAGCTCCAGCAGGCGGCGCTCGCGCTCCTCGCCATCGTAATAGTAGCGGACCCGCTCTTTCTCACGTTCCAAGCCGGTCAGAGACCAGTGGGATGGCAAAAATCCGAAAGGAATAAGACGAAATCGCTTCATGAAAGTCTCCATAAAATGACGGGGAGAGTAGACCGTCTACTCTCCCCCGTCCGGCGAAGGACAAGCGCGGTGGCCGTCCCTCTTCCCCACCCGCAATACGATTATTATCACCTCCAAATCTGAATATCAGGCAGAGTGGGGCGATTTTGACTATCAACGCGACGCGCGCAGATAGTAGCGATAGACGCCGATTTCCGTCTCGATTTCGGTCGAAATGATACCGCGAGCGGAAACACGGACGGTGGCATCCTCGGCTGAGAGCTTGAGCGTCTGAAGGAACGGCCCGACCTCCCAAGAGTAACCTGGGGTGAGTGCACCGTCAGGCGCATCAACGCCCTCGGCGAACACGACGGTCGCATAGTGCGTGGACGACGTGTCCTGACCGAAGGAGAAGATGAGGTTGCCGTCCTGGATGAAGGCACCGAAGGTCTTATCAACCTCCGAGATCAGCGACGACATCTGCTGGAACTCGGCAACCTTGGACTTCGAGGGAACGACGGAGACGGTCCAGTTGATATTGGCGGCAAGGCCCGAGCCAGCGACCTGATCGGGGCTCATGCAGCGCATGACGGCCCGACCTCCCTTGCCGTCCCGGAACTCGAAGTGCTCGACCGTTTCTCCGCCCGACCACGGACGGTGCTTCACGGTGAGACTTGCGGACTCGCTCCGGTAGCTCGGGAAGTCCAGGAGACCCTTGAGCAGGCCGAGGTTGGAGATGCCAAACTCTCCGCGCAGTTCTGGAGCGGGGACCTTGATGGTGCCGCTCAGGAACTGGACCTGCTTCTTGTCCTTCGCAAGAAGTGTTGTCTCCTTCTCGGAGCCAATGATCTTGATAACGTCAAACAGGCCGTAAGAATGCTTTACAATATCCGAAAGAACGTCTCGCATAAGTCTGAACCCTGAATGTGCCAATAATACTTCTCGGCAGTCCCAAAATCAAATTATGTTTGTCATTCGAGGAAAATAAGTTCGTCGTCGCCGACCAAATCCTTCGACGGAGTCAAGTCCCAGTCGAGAACGCCGACAAGATTGAGAATCTTGTTGTCGATGATGGTCGCCTCCATCGCCGCGTGGTCGAAAGGCAGTTCCTTGAACCATTTCGGGAGGTGCGGTTCATCGATGGGATAGGCCACCGAGTCCATGTTGAAGACGTTCGGTTTCAGCTTGCACACGATGACCTTCGAGCCGTCGCCGATGCGCATGCTGTAGAGGTCGTTGTGGATGTCGAGGAGCTTGTTCCAGTTGATGGACGCCCTGACATGGCCTGGCATGTCGATCCTGGACTTCTCACCCTTGCGCAGGGCCTTGAGGAGCATGGCCTTGTTCTCGGTGGCCTCCTGCCTGTCGGCGTAGTCAGAAAGCGCTTTCACGCCCTTGGGTGTGCCCTTCTCCCAACCGGGGCGGGCGGCGAACGCGCGGCGGAATTCCTTAAGACGCGCGTTGAGTTCGTCGCGGCTCAGGCCGGTCAGCAAGCCCAGGAGAAACTCGTTCAGGAACGTCTGCATGAACTTCGGTGTGTCGGCCCGCTTGAGATCGAGGCCCATGGCCTTGATTTCTCCGGGCTTGCCGTCACGGTCCTTGCGCTTGCCCTCCTTGTCGTAAACGAGACAGGCGTATTTCTTCTTCTTGATGAAGAGTGCCTTCGTGGCGACGATCTCACGACCGGCCTTGATGTAGGAACCGCGTTCGAACGTCGTGTTGAAGGTGCGCATCATGAACTCGGGAAACGAGGCATTCGCCACCTCGGTGATCGCGTCGTAAAGCTCGATCACGTTCTCCTTGGTCCATGTGAAATTTGCATAGGCCGGATCGTCCTTCATGGCCTCGTAGACCGAGAAGTAACAGCTGTCGGTGTCGGCATACTGGATGGCTGCGCCCTTGTAATCATAGACGCCGGTGATCACCTCGTTGATCTTGGCGTTCATGTGCCGGACGATGCTTCGGCCACTGAGCGTCGTGGACTGTCCGAGCCGCTTGTCGAAGAACCTCAGGCCCTTGTTGAGGAGGGCACCGTAGAGAGAGTTGAGCAGGATTTTTCTCGCCAGCTGGCGGCGGTTCCAGAAGCCCGTCAGGTACTTGTACTCGCCCTTGGTCTCCTCGTCCTGCGGGAGGATGCGACCGTCCTGAATGACGAGCTTGTTCGCCTTCATGAACGTGGCGATCTCCACCGGATCACCACGTTCGACGATCTCACTCAGACGGTCACTTGAAGCCGTATCACCAGGGGTTGCGGCGGCGACTTCAGCTGCCAGCTCGTCGGAGATGGACACGCCGTAATATAGGTCCTCGTAAAATTTCTCCCGGTACTGCATGGCCTTGCGGTCGGCATACCACCGCGTGAGCAGGGCCGGGATGATCCCATCCCTATCGGTGCGGAAGAGCGTACCGTTGGCCGTAATGCAGAGGTGGCTGTCCGGATTGAAGATGTGGTCGTGCCACTCGGCCCCGGTGCGCGTCTCCTCGCGCCCATCCTCCCAGTCGATGGTGATGAGCTTGTCGGTCCGGTCGAGGATCGCGCTGAATTCCAAAGACGCGAAGATGCCGTCCCACGCGTCAGCGGGCTTCACTCCCTTGGCGAGAAGGCCGTTGATATACTCGTCGGTGTAGACCGGCCGACACTGGCCCACGATTGTCTCGGGGCTCATGTTCAGCGCACGGATCGTCGAGGGGTACAGGGAGTTGATATCGGCCGCTCCGACCCAGTCGCGCAGCCCTACCTTAGGCACGGCGACATAGGCGCCAACGACGGCCTTCGGGATGGGGTCACCATCCTCGTCGTATTCGAGCTCCTCTTCTTCCTCTGGCTGTTCCTCCCGATCAGGACGATCCGGGACCACAAATCCCATGTCGTGCATCTCGTTGATGATCGCCTGCTCGACGAGGGCAACCGACCCCATGGTGGTCTTCAGAAGGACCGAGTTCGCATGGGCGATCTGGTTGGACAGCTCGATGTACTTCTTGTTCTGGTCGATCTTGTGCAGCAGGAGGGTGTCCTGCCTGTTATAGGCGATGAACTTTTCGAAATCCTCCCTGTAAAGCTGGTCGAGCGTACCGTGGTACGGGACCTTGTTCTCGCCGACTTCGACCTCTCCCACGTAGTCGAGGCGATAGGAGTGAAGCTGTTGAGTGTTGTGCTTCTGGTAGAGCAGCAGATAGTCCAGATGCACGCGCCCCACGAGATCGTACGTCGTGTGCTTTTTCTTGAACTTCTCATACTCGCGAGACCGGGGAAGCTGATTCCACAGGCAGAGTTCGCGGGTGGCATCTTCGCCCAGCACGCGCGCGATGCGATTGACGATGTAGGGAATATCGTACCCTTCCGAGTTCCAGCCGCTGAGAACGTCCGCGTCCTGGATCACGTTGAGGAAGGCCTTCAGGAGCTGTGACTCATCCGCGAAGATGATCGTGTTCTCAAACTTGGCACCAATGGCCTCGGCTTCCGCCATGGAGAGAGTCGGAGGGCAGAGCGCCAGCGTGAACAGGGTACCGAGCCAGTTCGCGTAAATCGAAATGGCGTTGATCGAATTGAACGGATCGTTGGGTGGCGCGTATCCTCGCTCCGGGTCGAAGTTCACCTCGATATCGAAGAAGGCCACATGCAGGTTCGGTGCTTCGCATCCCTTGTAATGCTTTGCGAGGGCGCGGAAGACCGGGTTGATGTCACTCTCGAATACGCGAACGGGTTTGCCAACCTTGGGCTCTTTCTTCCGCATGAGTTCCTGACGGAACTTGCCGGGGTTGTTCGTCACAAAGCGCTTGCAGGTGTCACCGAAAATGGAGCGATGGCCACCGGCGGGGTGCTCATAGTAAAATACATATTCGGCCGGGACATCGTTGAAAACCCGTTTGCCATTAATTCGCTCAACAATTCGGATGGTGTTGGAATAGCGATCATGAATTGCATCTACGTACATTAATCTGCTCTATCTTCTAGGAAATAAAAAGTACAACGCTCCTGAAGTGGGTCTTCGGATATGATTATGTCCTGAAATGTTAACTTGAAGGCCAGGGCGTCCGTATAGCTTCTGAAGTACACCGCCATCGAATGAGTATCGAACCGGTATCCTTCCTCGCAGTTGTCCTTCAGCCAAGACCGGATCGCGTCACGCTGCGACTTGAATAGTAATTTCTTGGAAAGTATGAAAGAATGGTCGTACGGTCGAAGGTATGTCTTCATGATCGTTGGAGAACACAAAGAAAGAGGGGCGGCCAAGGCCGCCCCTGAACAGTCAAAGGCGACCAGTCGCCTCAAGGATCGTCTCGACCGCCTGGACCTTCTCGACCTCTTCGTGGATGTTCGCCTTGTAGGCGTGCCGGAGGGTCTTCATCAGCAGGGAAGGTTTCACATCGAGGTGCTCGGCAAGCTCAGAAGCAAGGTCCTTCAGGCTGCCCTTCAGGTCGTCGATCTCCTGAAGCGTCTTGATACCCGCATCCATGAACTCGGTGAGCTTGGTCTTGTCGGCGGTCGAGAGATGTTCAAAAGACATATGCAATCCCTTTGTTTAAAACGAATAACAATATGAACCGGCAATGGCCGGATGCTTAGAAAGTACGCATCTCACCCCTCGAATGTCAAAATCTTTTCGATGGGGTGTGGATCAAAGCTTTTCGCCGGGTACGGTGCCGCGAAAGCCCCGAAAGCGCGGGAAGCGCAGGGAATGGACGCTGGCGCCCTGCTCAAGCGTCAGTGCATCGGCCCTGATTTCCACGATCATTCCAAGATAGGCTTCCTTGTTGCGCCAGATTTGATCGCGCAGCTCGTCGGTGAGGCCAGACCCGACATTGGTTTCAATTTCGACATCCATGTCATGGCCGCGACAGACGAGGGCACCAAGAGTACCTGCATACTTTCCGTCTGGATCGCCCTCTTCGAAGCCAACAATCGATAACGACACCTCAATGAAGGGCTTTTTCTTCAACCAGTGCGGACGGCGTCTTCCCGGCTCATAGGGAGCGTCCGGGTCTTTGTACATGACCGCCTCATGAAATCCTGCACGAATTGCTTCTTCTGTCAGACGCGCAGCTTCCTGTCGGCCTTCCTCGGTGTCCAGATCAACGAGGACCTTGGGCAACACGAAGACACGGCCATCCGTCTCCTTCTGAAGAAGGCCGCTGACCTCCAACTCAACAAGCATCTTGTGCCGATCCATCTGAGAGATGGGACAGTACCCGGCCATGAAATCGGAAAGTGGAATGATATCAAACAGCGCGAGGCGGCAGGTCGAGGTGTCGAGATCGGTGGTACGGCTGATCTGCTGCATCAATTCCTGAAAAGAACCGGCAACGACTTCGCCATCAAGAACCACCGAACCGGGCAGGTGAGGGATGATCCTCTCAAGGCCCTGCCTGATTTCAGTGAAGCGGTCGTTGGGTGAGCCGTTGCGTCCGGTGAGCTGGGTGACCACCCCGGATTCCTTGTCGAGGATGCTGAGCAGGCGGACGCCATCGAGCTTGGTGTCGATGAGTTTCTTCCCCTTGAGGAGCTTGGCGTTCCTGCCGGAACCGTCCTCGGCGAGCTGGGCTGTGAGGACGGGGATCATGAATTGCTTCGCGTCTGGGTCATTCTTGGCAATGGGGCCAAGGATGCTGTTATAGGTTTTGGCCTCCACTCCGATCCGGAGGTCCTTGCGAAGGATGCGGCGGTAGAAGTCATTCCACATCCCAATGTGGCAACGACAGGCAGCGTCGAGGATGGCTTCCCTGGCGGCGTTTCCGGTCAGTTCGCGACGCCTGAGCTTCTCTGCCAGAGCCAGGAAATCCTCGAACGTGAAAGTACCGGGGTCGTTTTCGTCACCTTCCTCGATGAATGGAACCTTCTGGACGCCGAAAGTGATGAGGGGGTCATACGCAAGACGGCATGCGTAGAAGAACTCCCGGTTACCTGCGTGGTAGGCTTCTGTGATCAGCTCGGCCTTTGCGTTGCGACTATTCGTGGATTCGAGACTATGAATCAAATCAATGGTTTGCATGTTGGTATCTTCCTAACAGGCAACATTATATTTGGCGGGCAGCAATATGCAAAAAAAATTTCGCTTGACGATTCGCCGAATCGAGGTAAAAAATGAGGACATAAAGAATTTCACGAGACATAAAAAGGAGCGACGAGATGGCTTTCCTTTCGCGCGAGATGTATATCCCGAAGGGCGCTACCAAGGTGGAGGATGAAGCCACCGGCGCGGTCGCCTATTACATCAGTGAGGGCAACTCGCATATTGCCCTTGGCTTCAAGGGGCGCGCGAGCAAGCCGAGCTTCCACTACCGTTTCCAGTCCCGCGAGAAGATGGACAAGTACATTGCCGACTTCTTCAGCAACGTTCGCGCGCAGAAGGAGGCCGCTGTCGCTCGCCGCAAGGAGCGATACGCCCCGCACAATGTCGTTGTCGGTGACATCTTCGGCTGCTCCTGGGGGTGGGAGCAAACCAACGTTGACTGGTATCAGGTCGTGGATGTGCGCGGGAAGAACAGCGTCTACGTCCGCCAGATCAAGGGAAGTACGCGGGAGTCGGGTTTCATGAGCGGCTACAGCTCGCCGATTCCCAATGCCTTCATCGATGACACGGTGATTATGTGCCGCGTCAACATGCAGAATGGTACCCCTTGCATCAAGATCAAAGGTCACTACGCGTTCCGTGGCACTGAGCCGCGCTACGTGAGCTGGTATGCCTAAGAGGAAGTTTCCGATGAACGCTCTCAGCTATGAACAGGCGAAGGCTCTGATCGCGGAGGCCGAGCGGACAATGTTTGAAGCTAGCGCTCGACTGAATTCCATTCCCGGCGTCGGGTCAGGATATGCGGGATTGACGCCGGAGCACGTCCGGTGCTCACCCCAGTACCGCAAGGCAAAAATGGAATTTGACGCGGCATTCGCGAACCTCCGAGAACTGAATAGCTGGTTCGTCGAAAATTTCGCGAAGGAAATTCGAGCGGAGCGTCGCCGGAAGATGAACATCACGACCGCAGGAGTCTGATAAGACTATCCAGCTCTCCTTTTGTGATCACGGCATACCCCTGGTCGTTCAGGAAATCGAGAACGACCTGGGGGGTTTTCTCATCCGGAATACGCAACTTCTCGGGAAGTTGCTCCCACGGCCGCATGAGGGGATGTGTTTTCTCCTTGACCGAGAACTCCGGCCCATAGCGCCAACCAGCCTTTTCCCGCTCTGCCATCCATCGGGCATGCTCGGCCTGGGCAATGCGGAGACACAGATTCCGGTAATCGTCGCGATCCACTTCAACAACATCGGAGCGCTCGATGGTCTCGACATCGACAGCCGAGGCGCGAATGGTGAAGTCTAGGTCCTCGTGCTCCTCACTGAATGCGGTGACGATGATCTCGATCTCCGCAGCATTGAGTTCGCGCGACAATGGAATGATGTAGTGGTGGCTCCCGTCCTGTTTCTCGCGATGGATAAGTGAAACGCTTCTCGGGACGCCGTCACCGTCAGGAATAGTGATAGACCAGCGCGTCCCGGTCGGTGAATAGGTGTCCACGCATTTGAACCAATCGGAGACGACTTCCTGCGGAAGCTCGTCCTGCGTCACGAGAGTTATATGGCGATCTATGGCGACAGGTCGGTTCATTTTACCATAACCTCAACAAAACCTTGTTCGCCGTCGAAGTCCTCAAGAGCAATGCCAATCACCGCGAGCGGTGAGGGGGAAGTGGCCGCCATGGCGTGACCTGGCACGTTGCTGGTGACAAGGAAGTCACCCCGCCGAACACGGCCGACCACCTTGCAGGGCACGCGGCCCTTGAGGGCAAGCGGAGGATGCGTATCGTCAGTCCCGACCGGGTCATTCATCACAAGCCCGGCTTTTCTTGAGACGATGCCAGCCACGCGCTCATTGGCGATCTGGTCGGTCACCGTGACCTCGCAGCGGCCACCAATCACGAGCACGTCTCCGGCTTCGTAGACGGCGTCGGCGTGATAGCGTTCAGCGATGTCGGCACCGGTCGAGTAATAGACCCCGGCATTGATGGAGCCATCGGCGTTGAACCGCTGCCTGTTCGTTCCCTGATGCGTGAACGTCAGGCTGGAGCCGTTGGAGGAGATTTCCCAGTCCGCGCCGATTTTCGTCCTGACTGTCTCCACCCGACCGGTGAACGAGGCATCCTTGCCGTGGAGCCAGTTGCTGATGTTGGCGGTCGCCGCTTGGAGAGCGCTTGCCTGGAAGACATCTGCCTTGGCGGTTCCGGTACCGCTGATGGAAAGCCTGGAGGCTCCACCGAAGCGGAAGTTGAGACCGCTGCTACCTTCTTCCAGATACCACTCGTCGCCGAAATACCAACGCTCCATGGCGAGACGCGATGCCTCAAGCGTGCCATCGGGATAGACCGTCAGACGAGGGGTGTTTTCGAAGGACAGAACGAGGGAATTGTTCGGAAGGTGGCTGGTGGTCCAGGTCTTTCCCTGGGTGGTCAGGATGATCTGGGAGGCCAGGTTGGGATCGGCCAATGCGACATCGTCTGGAAGAACGTCGATCTGGGATGTCGAAAGGCGCTGGGAATTGACCACATCGGCTTCCAGGACATCGATCCGGCCTGAGGTAATGGCAATTTCATCCGCGTGGAACCGGTCAGCCGAAAACACTTCTGCCGAGATCGAGCGGGTCTTGATAGGCTCGAAGAATTCGAACCCGGTCGGGTGAGCGGTTGCCAGATGGATGCCCATGGCGGAGAAACGCATGCCGCCCGCCTCATCGACGGAAAGACCGGTGCCTGGCTTCGTTTCGAAGGTGATAGACGGCTCATCGACGGTGCCGTTGTCGGCTTGAAGATCGCCGCCGCGCATGACGAGGTCGCCGGTCATGACGCCGCCGCTCGACATGACAAAGTCACTCGTACCGCGCGAAACGCCTACCTTCTCCCACGCCCAGTCATTACCGTTGGGGAGATAGACCTCGACAGCATCCGTGCCGGGGTTGTAACGAATTGATCCGACAAGAGGTTCGATGCCGGGAATGATGCCTTCAGAATCGGACGGAAGTGTCAGGTAATTTCCGAGAATGACAAGGCCGCCATCCGTGTCGCGCAGATCAATAACCTTCGCCATGAAGCAGTAAACCTTAATATTTCGATTATTTATGCACCGTGAGACCTGCTGAAAAAGAAAAGGCGGCCCGAAGGCCGCCCCTTCCTGAGTTACGATCGAATTACGCAGCGATGTACTCGATCATGACGGTGGCCAAACCGACCGTTCCGGTTGCGGTCGCGATGATCTGAGTAGCGTTCGCGTAGTTCACGACACCCTCGACCACGTACATGCCAGTGGCGGTCTCGTCGATGTCGGCCGCAGCGACGACTGCGTCGCTGACGACGGCGTCACCGACGACGAGCTGACCGTCAAAGGCAGTAGTGATGACGACCTTGGTGCGCAGGATGGTGCCCTTGATCTCCTCGCCGACATTGGTGGTCTTTCCGGCCTCCACGGTGGCGACGACGGTGCGCACCGCGCCAACCTGAGAAGCGCCGACAGAAGCGGCAACGGCATCGAGCTGGGACTTGTTGACCGCATCGGTCGGCTCGACACCCTCGGCGACGTTGGTGATGCGGGCCGACGAGACATCAACCGTGCCCTCTCCCTTCGGAGCAAGCTTCAGGGTGACATCCTCCTCGGTACCCTCACCGGCGAAGACAACGGCGCCTTCCTCCTTGGTGACCTTGACGGTCACGGCCTCCTCGGCGTCACCACCGATGTAGATGGCACCGTAGGTCTGTCCGACACCGGCCTTCAGGATGAGGTCACCAGCGACACCAGCCGCATTGTCACCACCGGCCAGGACGAGTGCATAGCCGTCGTCAGCCTGGATGACACCGTTCGAGCCGGTCTCGCCGACGATGACCTGGCCATTGCCCTGGGGGACAAGGCGGATGTCAACGTCCGTGGCAGTCTCGGAAATGGCCTCAAAGCGGACCTCACCAGCCGTGCTGAGGTCGATCTCGAATGCGGAGTCCGTCGCCTCACCACCGACGATGGAGCCAACCTGGGTGCGGATGCCATCAACGTTGACCTTGAACTGAACGCCGGTGTTGTCGGCGCGCACCGAGGTCAGGCCGTCGAGCGAGACGATCTCGTCCTGGGTCAAGCCAGCGAGGTCGTCGGCGACCTCCTTAAGGGCTTCGTCGAGGAGTCCGATTGCGGACTTCAGCGAGGTCGCGGAATCGACATAGTTGCTGCCCTCGAACGCGGCGAATGAGCCATCTTCCTCAAGGCCAGCTCCGGTCAGCGCAGCGGCAACGGTCGTCTCAAGGTCGGTGACGCGCTCCTTGAACGCCTCATCGAGATCAACGACAAAGCCGGTGTCGGATGATCCGGAGACGGTGATGAAGCCCTCCGTACCGGAGACAACCGAGTTGGTGTTGTCGATGATATCGACACCGCCCGAGGTATTGAAGACAAGGCCGTCATTGCTGTTGGCATAGAACGGCGTGCCTTCCTCGCCGACCTTGAAGTAGCCACCGGTCGCGACCTTGTAGTAGGCACCCGAGTTGGTGGTGGCCAGGGTCGAAAGGTCAAAAGCCTCCTCCTCGGACTCACCACCGGCAACGGTGCCGACGTAAGCAAAGGCGTTACCGAGGTTCTGGATGGCGGTATCGACATAGAGCTTGGTCGCAGCGTCCGTGTCATCGACCGGGGCGCCAAGGTTTGTCAGGCGATAACCACCCATCGACTGGTCGCCAGTGAAGGCAACCGAACCGTCGTGGAGGATGGCCTTACCGAACTCGGTCTTGAGCGCAGCGTCGATCAGGGCGAGCGCGCTGGCAACCGAAGTGGCGTCATCGAGGTAGTTGGTCTCCGAGAAAGGGATGAATTCACCGTTCTCCGACAGACCAACGGCGGTGTTGATGTTGTCGATCAGGCCAGACAGGCGAGTGTCGAGAGCATCCAGCTGGCCAAACGTGGCAACGTCGTTGGCTCCAACGCCGTCAGCCACCTGAAGGCGCATCAGCTCGTTCTGAGCGCTGATGAGCTTAAACAGACCCTCCTCGCTGACGACGCGGCCACCATTTTTACCAAATTGAACGTCAGAACCGACGCCAATAAGGCCGAAATTCTTGATAAAAGCCATATAAAACGCTCCTTATGTTATGTGTTGTGCAAAAAGCGGCAATGCAGACTAGAAAAATCGCGTGACGAACAAACGCCACGCGATTAGAGGATATGTCTGCCCGCCGATAATATTTACGTGCCAGTCTGAGACATTAAAATATGTTATCTCAGCTGTAGCTTATAGAGATCAAAGCTCGACCGGTTGTTGCTGTTGTCTGCAAACTGTATTCGACATTTATGTCGGCCATTCGCGTGAATACGTGTGACGGGGTGGTCGTGTATTCTCCAACCACCGACATGTCGTTCTGATCCTCGGGCATCAGTACAAAGCCATCGTCGGAAAGGACTGAAAGGGTCGTATCCGCATCGAACGGCTCGATCACCGAGACAACCACGCGATTGACGCGAGTGTTTCCGCTGATCTCCCCGATAATACCGGTCGGGTCGGAATCGTGTGCGATCTCGATGCTGATCGTCTTGGCGTCCGTTCTTGCAGACTCCTCGGTCGAGACGATCTTCCAGTTACTACCGTCGAACAGGAAAAGACCCCACTCGCCATCGCCCTTGTCGAGAACGAAAGCCATGTCTCCAATGACCGGGGCAAGCGCCTCCATGTTCGCGATGCTCGGAAGTACCGTCGTGCTGGCGGAGCGAAGGCCCTGCTCTATGTAGAGAGCCGCCGCCTTGGTGCCGTTTTCGGCCGAGACGAGGCCAAAGTCGGTGGTCACCGTGCCAGTCACGTCGAGCAGATTGATTGCCCGAGCATCGATGGCCGTCAGCAAGACCTTTCCACCCGTCGAGGCGGGCGTGGACAGCGGTAGACCGGAGCCGGAGTTTGGACCGGCGAACGGGATGCCGTCTATGTCCGGGGTGACGTTGACGATGGTGATTGGGCCGCCCGTAGCGTGCGTCAGAACAAGGCGGTTGGTCTCGGTGGAGGCTGTGATGCCTGGGATGTTGGCCGCGTTGATGTCCGCAGCCATATCTTCTTCAAGAGCATAGGGAGCGCCATAGAGAGCCATGCCTCTGGTGTTCGTCGCGAAGGTGACGGACACGCCGTTGATAGTCGCGACGGCATACGGGCCGCCGCTGGGGGCATTCAGGGCAGGCTCACCGAGAGCCATGGAGAGGCTCGTCTTGACCACCGTAGGAGAGGGAAGGGACGAGGCCGTGACGCCATGAAACGATGTCCCGGCATTCACCGCGTCGATGAGATCGTTCGTGGAACCGGAGCCGCCCACCGTCACCGGTACGCCATTGATTTTGAAGACGCTTCCCGGCGTTGTCGTCGCATCCACAACAGTCGATTCAACCCAGGACTGGGTATACTCGCGCAGCTTGATCATGACGGGCTTTCCACCCGGCGTTGTCGTCAGGCCACCGGGGACGGAGTCGTCTGAGTAGATGATGCTGCCGACCCTGCCGACCAGGCTGTCAAAGTTGATCACCTTCTGGAGTGGATTGATCGCGAAGCTGTGGGGGCTGTTCACATGTGAAACGGTCCCGACGATGTACGGATCGCGAGCCGTCGTCAGGGTGAACTTTCCCGTCTCGGCATCTACCGAGACGAGCTGATCGACGGAGAACCCGTGGTTTTCCTGTTCCAGGAAAAAAGCAACGCTTTGCTCTTGGTTCTGGAAACGGGACATCAGGTTGGCAAAGAAAGCCGCACCGACGCCATCGGCCGGGATCGGATCAACGACAGGAAGGCCAGATTCGTTGAGGTTGAAGATCAGAGCATTGGCCGGTGTCGGGAAGATACCTGAACCAAACCCGGTCTGATCGCGGTGTGTGTTGTAGCGCAGGAAATCCTCCACCACACAGGTGATGCTCGTCTCCGTCTTCGCCAGCACCTGAACGATCTTCAGAGCCACGCCAGTCTGTTGGTGGGCAATCCAGTCTCCTGGGTGCACATCGAGACCGTTGAAGACGTACGGCTGCAGCGTCCGATGATTGGAATGGCCTTGAGGGGTCACAGTGGCGGTCAACACCCATTGATAATCGACGGGTGAGGCGCCACCGGACCAGAAGGGGTCGCCCGTGCCGTCGTCGTGCGGCCACTTGGAGTGGCCGACGACACTGCTAACGGCGCAGAACAGGACCTTAGCCGGTAGATCAAGGTATCTCATCGGCCATCACCACTTGAAGATGATGGCGCAATGAGCACGCTGGCCGAGACCGGCCCCCGCTCCGGTGTCCTCCATACGGAGCTGGATTGTGTAGTCCGTGAACTCCGTCATAAAGGTCGGGTTGTCGGCCGTGCCTCCACCAGAGAACTTCGTGGTGGCAAAAAGACCAGTCACGACGTTCTTGTAGATGAACTGGTTCGTCTGGTAGTGCTGGCCCATGACAGCAATGGAGGACGGCGGACGCGTCTTGCCCGTGAAGTTGAACTTCACGATGCAGTTGTCGCCATCGAGGACTTCGACTTCGACGCCAGGAGTCTTCGACTTGACATTGTCTCCGCTGCTGAAGTTGCCGGACGCTCCAGGAGAGTAACGGAAGACGACGATTTCCTCGTTGGAGTCGCCACCAGGGATGTTGACGGTCGCCACCCCGCTCTCGTTCGTGACGGTCACACCGGGACCGGTGAAGTTGATGGCTGTTGGAGCCGCAACGACCTGGGTGCCGTCCTTCTCGACCGGGGTGGAAGCGCCACCGGAGCCACCGGCAGCCGCGATGGTGATCTCATCGGCGGTCTCGGAGATCGTAACGTTGGCACCTGCCCGGATCGTCTTGAACCGGAGATCGGCACCCACCTTCTCGGAGAAGACATGACCCTCGCCGGAACCGACGTTGGACGCCGTGGTGGTCTCGCCAGCCTCGGGGGCGTCGATCCAGGCGAATCCAGTACCGGTTTCATTCATCGCCATGACCTGGCCCGCCAAACCAAGGGGGATGGCATCCTGCTTGGTGGAGAGAGCCGAGGTCAGCTCGGGATGCGTCACAAAGTCAGAGTCGTCCACCAGATCACTGATGGCGCCGGGGATCATCGGCTTGTCCGTGAGGTCGTTGTACGAGCCGCTTATGGCAACCGGCGCAAGACCAGTGATGTCCGAGGCCGAGGCCTGTTCGCCAGCGATCACGCGGCCGTGGGCATCGACCATGACCTTGCTGTAGCTACCAGCCGACACGCCGGTCTCTGACAGGGCGATAGAGAATGTGCCACTCTCGGTGACCGGCGAGCCCGTGATGACGAAGTCGCTCGTGCCGACAAGACCGACAGAGGTGACCGTGCCAGAGCCACCACCGCTGACCGGGGCGCCGTTCGACGCCGAGGTGATGCGGCCGAACTCGTCAACCGTGATGGTGGCATAGGAGTAGGTTCCGGCGACGACGCCAGTTTCCTCAAGTTCGGTGTTGATCTGAACGTCCTGCGAGCCATCGAACGTGACGGAGCCAGACACTGGACCGGCGAGCGTGATGGTGTGGGCCGTCGTGAGCTTTTCGGCCTCGCTCGCCGTGCCAGCCAGTTTGCCGTAGAAGGTGTCAGCCTCCACGTCGCCGAGGACGAGCGAGCCTTCCTCTCCCACGTATGAGCCCCAGCGGTTGTTGTTCGTATTGTAGAACCAGTTGGCGGTAAGGCTCTCAGTCGGAACCTGCATACCGATGAAATCGGTCTCCTCGCCGGTGACAGTCAGAAGACCGTTGACGACCGTATCGTCGTTGAAGGTCTTCTTGCCGTTGACAATCTGATCCGTTGTCAGATCGACGTAGTCATTCGGCATGATCGGCTTGTTGATGAGGTCGTTGTAATCACCCGAGAACGCGATATCTGCGAAGTTGAGCTTCTCTCCAGCGGTGACACGACCCTTGGCATCAACCACAACCGAATTGTACTCGCCGGGGACAACGCCGGTGTCGGTCAGCGCCAGGCCAATTGTGCCGTTCTCTGTGATAGGCGAACCTGTGACCTCGATGTCGGCTGACCCCTCGACAGCGATAGAGGTGACCGTGCCCGCACCAGCCGTGTTGCTGGAAATGGCCGTAACGCGTCCCGTCTCATCGACAGTGACAGTCGCATAGTGATACTCACCGGGTGTGACGCCGGAGGCACTGGCCTTGATCCTGATCTGGTCGGCTTCCTCAGTGATGTCGATGCCGTCTCCAGCAACGAGGCTGCGCAGCTTGATCTCGCCCGCTTCAGTCTCCTTGTAGACGCCAGCACCGGAGCCGACGTTGACGAAAACGTCCGAGGTGGCCGTCCCGGTGGACGCAGCGATGACGCGACCATGGGCATCGACCGTGATGGTCGCATTCGTGTAGGTACCAGCCGCGACTCCGGTCTCGTCGAGCGAGACCGTCACAACATCGGTTCCCTGCGTGACGACAACGCCGTTGTTGCCGTCGATCGAGCGGAAGTTGAACTCTTCGCCGGTCTTGTCGCGATAGACGTGGGCACCCGAGCCGACGTTCTTGGCTGTGACCGGGCTGGAGGAGATTGCGGTGATACGACCGAACTCATCGACTGTGACAACCGCAGACGAATAGGTACCAGCGCTGACGCCGGTCGTTTCGAGGCCGATCACGAACTGGCCGCTATCGACAATCGGGCCACCGGATACGGTAATGCCGTTTTCACCGACAGCATCGACCATCGTAACCGTGCCGTTGCCAGGCTGAGAGGCACCGGGGACAAGGCCAACGATGCGACCGAACTCGTCGATGGTGATGGAGGCAGGCGAGTAGCTACCAGCCGTGACACCAGACGGGGCAAGGGCAACGTTCACGACACCGCCATCGGTCGTGACGGCGATACCATCGCCAGCCTCGATCGCAGTGATGGCGTCAGAGCTGATCACGACCTCGTCCGTACCCTGGGTGACAGTGACGGCACCCTCGCCACGGAGGCTGCGGACCTGGAGCGTGGTTCCGACCTTTCCCTTGTAGATGCTCGCGCCGGTGCCGACCGAGGACAGTGTGTTGGCCTCTCCGAGCACGTTCGAGGTGATCGAGGTGATACGACCGGTCGAGTCAACGAAGATGGTCGGAGCCGTGTAGGTACCTGGGGTGATACCAGTATCTGACAGGCGGACAATGAATTCACCGGTGGAGGTGATCGGGCCACCGGTCGCGATGATGCCGTTCTGACCGCTGATGCCGATGCTGGTGACGGCGTTGCCGCTCAGAATGATCTCGTTGTCATTGGAGGTGACGGTGACAACGCCCGAGCCACGGATGCTCTTGAAGCGGAGACCGTCGCCCAGCACGTCCTTGAACACGCCATGACCGGCGCCGAGGTTGATACCGCCAGAGACAGTTGAGCCGCTGAGACCGATGGTGACGTTGTCGTTGCCGTCGGTCGTGACCGAGAACTTGTCGTCGAATGTGATCGACTTCACGCTCTCCGAAACCGCGTTGATGGCGTGAGCCGAAAAGATGGCCGGGTTGAGAGCCGTGATGACGACCTCATCGACTTCTTCGCCCTGCGCAACTGTCGCATTCGACACCTTGATGGTGTTCACGCCTTCGATGGACGTGGAGCCATCAGTGACAGCGAGCCTCGACGGAGGATCGATAGTGATGACGGCACCGCCATTTGGGGCCTCCTCGACCGTCGCACCCACGATGTCGAGGTAGTTGACCTCTGTGGCGACTTCCGTGCCATTCGAGAGAACCGAGAGAGGCGAGGGGACCTCGATGTCGATGGAGACGCGACCGGCTCCATCAACGGTCAGGCTGCCATTGGTGAAGGTGATCTCGCGGGCAGACGCCAGGGCGCCGTCCTTGTCGCGGACCCGCATCTCAGGGATGTTGACCACCGCCTTGCGGTCATCTCCATCCGGGTGGGTGACATCAACGTTGCCGGTGAAGACGAAGTCCTTGGCGTTCTGGACGACAGCGCCGTTCTCGTCATGGACGGCAATGGGGTCTGCGACGCCAGGCGCCAGCGAAATATCGACTGTCCCGGCGACGGCAGAGTTGACCGCGAACTGGTTGCCGAAGCGGATTTCGGCCGTGCCATTGAACTGCTGCGGGACATCGACGTTGTCCTCGTTGAAGCCGGACACGGAGAGAGGCGAAGTAGCCTCGATGGTGATGGTGTTGTCGTCCTCGGTGATGGTGATGTTGTCACCGGCGACGATGGAGCGGAACTCAAGAACGTCACCCGTCTTGCCAGCGTAGACTCCCGCGCCGTTGCCCAGGTTGTTGCCCGTGTTGACCTCGCCTACCGAGCCGTTCGAGGCGGCAATAATGCGGCCCTGCTCGTCAACAGTGATGGTGGCAGCGGTGTAGGTTCCGGCGACAACACCAGTGTCGCTCAAGGAAATGTCGAACGTACCGGAGTTGGTTATCGGGCCGCCCGTGACGACGACACCCTTGCTACCAACGGCGTTCACGCTGGACACATATGGCGTGGACGAGATGACCACCTCACTCGGGGTCGAGGTGATCTGGATGCCACCAGAGCCGACAATGGTTTTGAAGCGAAGATCGGTTCCTTCCTTGCGGGCGAAGAGACCTTCGCCGATGCCGATGTTGGACGCGGTATTGGCCTCACCCCACGGCTCCATCGAGGCGGCGACGACACGGCCGAACTCGTCAACCTGCACGAAGTTGTAGGAACCGGCGGCAACGCCGGTCGGCGCAAGGGCAATGTTGTAGGAGCCGGACGAAGTAATGGGCGTTCCTGACAGGGAGATACCTGGACCTGCCGTCAGCTCGACATGTGTGACTGCATCGGCGCGGATGGTGATCTCGTCATCTGTCGAGGAAATCGTGGCGACACCCTCGGCCTTGATCGTCTTGAACTGGAAATCAACTCCGTCCTTCTTGGCGAAGACGGGCTCTCCGTCGCCGAGGTTGGAGGCAGTATTCGTCTCGCCGACCGGAGTGGACGAGGCAGAGGTGATACGACCCGTGGAGTCAACGGTGATCGTCGCGGCGGTGTAGGTACCGGGAGTGACGCCAGTATCGATGAGCGAGACCGTGACGGTTCCGGTCTCGGTGATCGGGGCGCCGGTGGCGAGGATTCCGTTCTCACCGACGACATTGACGGAACGGACCGTACCCTGGGAGATCGTCCGCCACTCCAGGTTCACGCCGTTAAAGACGAGTACGGAGTTCTGGACGGTCGGGGCATAGAGGAACTCAAGACGGCCGTCATGGGTACCCATGAGCAGGCCATTTCCGACGATGCGATCCGGCGCCTCGGAGAGTTGCAGGAAAGACATCGTCTGGGTGTTGGAATTAGAGATGATGGTGATCGTATCGAGGTCCTCGATGAACTCGATACCAGGACCGGCGATAAGCGAGCGGAACTCCAGAACCACGTCCGAAGAGCCGTTGACGCCGGAATAGAGACCAGAGCCCGTGCCGATATTGCGACCCTGCACGGTCATGACACCGTATTGCGGCTGCGTCGTAGTGGAGGACTGACCCGACCCAGCGACAACGCCGGTGTTGATCTCCTCTCCCTTGAGGTAAACCTTACCTGTTCCTTCCTGGACGCGCCCGTTCTCAATGCTTGGCATAGCAATCACCCCAAAAATAGTTTGAGGTATTTATCGGGCTATGCGGAAAGTAATATACTAGTAACCGATCCTGTACGATTCTGCTTTGATTGGTTGGATAGGCTTCCTCTTGGTGCAACTACGGCGCTAATAAACGTGAAATTTCCCTCGAACGTAAGACCGACACAGCACTCTTTCGGAGAATCCGGTTTTATCGGGAAGTGGAAAGGATCAATCACATCGAACCAGTCGTGTTCGGCCGGTTCGAGTACAAGCGTTCCTTGAATGCGTATGATCCCAGAAAAGGATGCTGTCCGCACCGAGACTGCAAATAGATGGCGACCCGTCACCATTACGGGATCGGTGCGGAGGAATTCGGCTGTCGAGCCTTTGGAAAGAAGGTTTACGGGAAACCCGGCCATGAAATTATTTATCCGACCGGGCAGTGTGCTATAAGGTCGATTTTCGAGGAGCTATACTGATGATCGAAATTGACATTTCAGACAGAGGACATCTTTTCCCTGTCCGGTTCGTCAGACGGATAGCGCAACGATTTCAATTCGGGGATGAAAAAAGAGGGCCGTGGATTGCCGGTGGCATAGCCCGAGACATCTATCTAAACGCGAACACGATCCGGGGTGACATCGATATTTTCGTCACGAACCCCGATGATATGGATCGTCTGGAAGAAGTTCTCGGCAATCCGTTCCGCACGAATACGGAAACAAAGCGCTTGTTCTACGATGACGGCCAGATTATCCAGGTCACTCATTTCGTAGGTGTGGTCGATCTGGAGGGCCTTTTCCGGTCGTTCGACTTCAACGTCGCGAAGGTAGAGACCGACGGATACAGGCTGAGGATGCATCCACGGGCCAAGGAGTCCCTGGACCAGTTACGCCTCGATATTGAATATGACGAGTGTGCGAAACTTCCGAGTCTATACCGTGTTATGAAGTATTTGCGCTACGGTTTCAATCCAGAGCCGGGTCTCATTGACAGGATTGTTGAAGTCATTGACGAAGAGAATGACGATTATTGAAAATCTGGTTTCGCTGCGGCTTGCTGGTAAAATCGATCCCAGACCGAATGCTCTTGCGTTCAAATATGGGGACACCGTCGAGATTGTTGTCTCCATTGAAGGTAAGCTGTTCCTGAGGCGCGACGCCCTGTATGCGGGTTTGCAGTCATCCTTTTACCCTAAGGAGCCCTGCGACGCGGGCGTAAGACATCGGGTCATTCGCCTGAACTCAGCAAAAGAATTCGTCGGGGATGCGCCGCTCGACATAAGCGCATTGAAATTCAATGACGTATTACTCACAGGCGAAAATATGCGCGATGACAGGAGTCTCTTCACAGAATGGTACAGTAGTATTGAGAAGAGCTGCATGGAAAGCCTGAAGGACCCGATCATAACGCACGATGTAATGAGACTTCATCGGCTCTCATTGGAAAATATTACTGCGTTACCAGCCGCCTTGAGCGCCGTTCTGTGGCCGTATTCATAAATAACGCGGGATATATTTCGGAGAGAGCCACATGGCCAAGATTGTGGAAGAGACGTTCATCGTGACGGTTTCCGTGCTTCGACCTGACCATGCGGAGGATGCCCGTGTCGTCAGTGACGAATTCCCGGCCATTCTGGAGAGTCTCGCCCAGGAGGTCGTCAAGGACCAGGGCGGTGGCGTCCTCGTCGAGGTAGTTCGCGCGAACTGACCGGAAGACGAAAGACATGAAAAAAGGCGCCGAGAGGCGCCTTTCTTCATGCCGTGGTTTGTGCCTTGGGCTGCACCCGTTTTGGTCTGCGACCGCGCTTCGGAGGAGGGGTAATTGTCTCCCCGGTCGGGGAAATCTGATGTGTCTGGGCGAAGCGCTCGGGGGTCATGCCGTCTATGCGGTAGATCATCGTTCCCTTGATGGTGCGAATACGACCGTCATAGGAATCGGCGCACTTCATAATGTAATCTCCGGTCTTCGAGCGGAGGATGTCGATGACAATGAGAGTGCCATGCGCCCGCACGAGCGGATTTCCCGCCATATCATCCGCCCGGTAGAAAGCGTCGATCTCCGTTCGGTGTTTGATGCAACCGCGTCGAACAAGAGCATCAAGCAGCTTTGGATTGATAAGACAATTCATTCCGAAGTATCCGCTGTTGAATATGGTTCTTGAAATGGCCAAAAGTGAAAAGAAATACGTCAAGAGCCAAGTAGTTAACAAGATACAGACGGCGCGGAGTTGAATAAACGAAACGGAAGTCATCCTCCGGCGTCAGTTGAATGGACAGGACTTCCTGTGCTTCCGCTAGCTCGTCGTCCGAGACACTTCCTCGAATGACAACACAGTAACGGTACTTGTTCCAGAACAAGTAAGGCGCAAACTCCGTCTTCTCGATCCCGCCGGGTTTGAGGAGTTCCATCTCCTCCTCCGTGGCTGGCCCAACCACTTCCGTAATTGCCTCGGGGAAGTCGGTGACAAGACTGGCCACGGCGTTTGCATCGGATAGGTAGATGTAGGTATAGAATTTCCCTTTCCGAAGCATGATTTCGCCTGGAAGAGTTTCTAGTTTCTCTTCGAGGGTCTCTCTCCATGAGGATGCGGTGAAGAGTATCCGGAAAAAGTATTTCTTAAAATATACAGACTGAATGGGGCGAAATGTCACTTGATGCTTGTGCACCAGTCTTCTCAAATCAACCACTTTTGAAATCCATTCTCATGAACCTGAATATTTTCGTAATGCTCTGGACGCAGCCAACCGAGGAACACGGTGCCGTGTGGAAGTTGCGTGACGATGAGAACGCGACCGTGCAAATCGCCAATGACGACTCCACAGAGGTCATCGCTCGGGATTTCAAATCCGGATGGATGCCTCACGTAGCCGTGTGTGAAGCGTATCCATTTCCCTATCATCGGGCCATCACCGAGTGGCCCATAGAGAAACGGATCAGGCGAAAGAACACGCTCGTCGTAGAACAGTTGTGATTGCGGTTGTATTTCCGCCCTGGCGTACGCATTCTGAATAAGTTCTCTCGCATACTGCGCGTACTGCGCCGAATTTTCAACTTCGTACATGAATGAAATATTTGAAAATGAGCATCGTGGGCGTGGATTATACCACGCCCAGCAATTATCATTCAACACAAAGAGCGCCGTCCTTCACGGAAACGACCGCTTCGCCGCCATCCTTGAGACGACCGAGGATCATGAGGCGCGAAAGAGGAACCTTGATGTTTTCGTGGATCGTGCGAGCGAGCGGCCGGGCACCCATAGTCGAGTTGTAGCCCTTATCGGCAAGCCAGTCCTTCGCCTCGTCAGTGACCTTGATGGTAACCTGCCGGGACGCGGTCTGTTTCGCCAGTTCGGCGAGGAACTTGTCCACCACGCGGCGGATGCCGTCCTTGGTGAGGGACTGGAACTGCACGATTGCATCGAGACGGTTTCGAAACTCCGGCGAAAAGGTGTTGTCGATCTCCGGCTTGCATTCTTCCGTGACCTCAAGGGGTCCGAAGCCGACCCGATTGCGCTTGCGCTTGTTCTCAGCCCCGACATTGGAAGTCATGATCAGGACCACGTTCCGGAAGCTGACCTCCTTGCCCGTAGAGCCGGTGAGCTTCCCGTCATCCATGACCTGCAACAGTATGTTGAAGATCGACGGATGGGCCTTCTCGATCTCGTCGAGCAGCAGGACACAATGGGGGTGCGTATCGATATCCGTGATCAGCTTCCCCTGACCGGTACCTGAATCCCCGAAGCCGACGTAGCCGGGAGGGGCTCCGATCAGCTTGGAAACGGAATGTTGTTCCATGTACTCGGACATGTCGTACTTGATCAGGGGAACGCCGAGGGTCTTGGCGAGCTGACGGGCGACCTCAGTCTTGCCGACACCGGTGGGACCCGCGAACAGGAACGAACCCGACGGCTTGTTGGTGGCGCGCAGGCCTGCACGGGAGACCATGACGGCGTTCGTCAAACAGGTGATGGCCTCATCCTGCTCGAAGATCGCCGCCCGAAGGTCGTCCTCCAGACGGGCCAGCCTATCGGTCTCCTCCTCGGACACCTCGCGAAGCGGAATCTTGGCAACCTTGGCCACCTCGGCGTTGATCTCGTTTACACCGATGACCTTCCGGCGCTTGCGCTCGGGAAGCGTGCGCTGCGTGGCTCCCGCCGCATCGATGATGTCGATGGCCTTGTCGGGGAGGTGAGCGTTCGTCACGTAGCGAGCCGTCAGCTCAACGGCGGCCGAAATCGCTTCCGCACTGTACGAGACGCCGTGGAACTCCTCGTAGTAGGGCTTGAGACCCGTCAGGATCGCTTTGGCGTCCTCGATGGACGGCTCCTCGACCACGACGCGCTTGAAGCGGCGCATCAGGGCGCGGTCCTTCTCGAAGTGCTTCCGGAACTCCTCAATCGTGGTCGAGCCGATGCAGCGCAGTTTGCCGCGCGCCAGGGCGGGTTTGAGGAGGTTCGCTACGTCGAGCGAACTCTGCGACCCGGCGCCTGCACCCATGATCATATGGATTTCGTCGATGAATAGGATGGCGTCGTCGATGAACTCCAGCGCGTCGAGGATGCCCTTCATGCGCTCCTCGAAGTCACCACGGTACTTCGTACCGGCAACGAGGCGGCCGAGATCGAGCGAGTAGACGACGCTCTTGGAAATGACTTCCGGAACTTCCTTGCGGACGATCTTGAGCGCGAGGCCCTCCGCGATGGCGGTCTTGCCGACGCCGGGTTCGCCGACGAGGATCACGTTGTTCTTCGTGCGGCGGGCAACGATCTGGACGATCTGCGCAACCTCTTCGGCACGACCAATCAGCGGATCAATTTTCGAGGTCTTGGCCTGCTCGTTGAGATTATAGCAGTACTGGTCCAGGAACTGCTCGGCCTGCTCGCGACTGGTGAACGCGGCGTGAGTGCCGGAGGCACCGTCAACGGTCTCCGTGGTGCGAGGGCGACGGGCCGACAGGTAGTTCTTGACCCGCTCGGCCGTTACAGAGCGCCACCGGAGATAGGCGAGCGTGAAACTCGATTCGGGCGACATATCGAGGGCCGCAGCCAGCCAGTGGCAACCACCGGTCTCCTGGGTGGCCGAGAACGAGTAGGCAAGGCAGCGGGCAATGACCTCGTTGAGGCTGACCGTGAGTGTCACGACCCTGCGGTCCGGTCCCTTGTTGACCGGCATGATGCTAGGGTTCTCGAAAACGTTCGTCTGGATGTACTCCGCAACCTCGGTATGGTCGATGGCGAGCGACTTGAGAAAATCGCGCACATCCTGACGTTCGAGAAGGACGTACACGAAGTGATCGATTGCGACGTGGCTGTGCCCGTACTTGATGGCAACATCGACGGCGTCCTTGGTGACGCGCTGGATATCTTCTTTCGCTGCTGGATTACGCCCGCTCATAAATTCCTCGAAAAAAGTAGTTCAAGAATGGAAACGGAGTTTCTCGCTCGTATGGAGCCAATGTCGGTGACGGAGACACGCTTGTCAACATTTTCGTTCGCAAAAAACGAAAACGGTGTGGATCAGGTCGCCTGTATCTCAGCGCGGGCCTTCTCTAGAAGTTCCTTGGCCGTATCTGGAATGCGCGTAGGAACTGTCACATTGACAATCAGGATAAGATCGCCTCTCGCATGAGGAGCGGCAATTACGGGCATTCCCATCCCCGCAATCCGCAGGCGCTGACCATTCTGAATTCCTGCCGGGACCTTAACGACAATTTCTTTCTTGTCGATGCTTTCGATCACGACACTCGTGCCAAGGATGGCATCTATGGCACTAACCTCCAGCTCGGCTGTGAGATTCTGGGCGACCCGGTCAAAGTAGGGATGATCATCCACCTCGACAGTGATGTAGATATCGCCGGGAGGGGAGGAGGAGAACACGTCATCTCCCGAGCCCGGCACTCGCAGTCTGCTTCCGGTATCGACCCCAGGCGGGATGTTGACGATGATCGTGCGCGTCCTGCCCGAGGAGAGGGTGACGTTGACCGACTTCTCGACGCCGTAGAAGGCTTCTTCCAGCGTGATGCGGCACTGGACGTGAACGTCGGCATTGCGGGGTCGCTGCTTGAAGGCCCGGTGCACGTTCCGCAGAATGCTGTCGAAGTCGGTTGGCTGGTCGAAGCTGAAGGGGTCGTGGAATTCAAAATCGAACCGGGCGTAGCGGCCTGCACTGCGCGCCTGGGCGGCCGCCCTTCGTTCGGGGTCTTTCAGCTCCTCGTAAGCTGCGTTGACTTGCTTGAATTTCTCTTCGGCGGCGGCGTCACCCGGATTGCGGTCCGGGTGATATTGCATCGCGAGCTTCCTGAAGGCCGTCTTGATCTGATCTTCCGTCGCGTCCCGAGGGATGCCGAGTACTTCAAAAGGATCACTCATTAGTATCGGTTGAAACTGCCTCAGACCGATTATCCAGGGTCTTCTTCAGGAATGCAATAATTTCCTTCTGGTCCTTGATGTATCGTTCGAGTTCGATGATATTCGTTGAGAGGTTTTCATAGCCCTTAGGTGTGAGGGCTATCAGAACGAATTCCTCGTCTGGATTCTGCTTCAGCTCCTCAACGAGCTTTTCAAGCTCGTCGGCGTTGTAAACCTTCCAGATCACTTCCCGCATGTGGACAGGATGCGCAGTTGGCACAGCAACGCGCGGGTACTCGACGGCAACAGGTGTCGGACCGGTCGTCTGACAGGCGGCCAAGAGGAAGCAAAAGGGGATCAGGATGAAAGGTCTCATTGGCGTGTCACCTGTTCAATGCGCTTGAATGTATCTTTCGTGGCCTTGTTGATGCGGTTTTCGAGGAGAGTAGGCTTCCTTGAACCGATTTTCCTGAGGTCGTGATCGGCGAAGACCTTCTTTCTCTCCTCAGCCTCGCTGTGGTTGACCTGGAGGCTCTGGTAGAGGATGTCGAGGTTGAGGCTCAGCGCGGCGGCATCGTCTCTCAATTTCTTTTCGACCAGCTCCAGTTGCTTGATACGCAGGGCCTGGGTGGCGTTCTCACGGGTCAGCTCGGCCTTGGTCCGTTCGCTGATCCAGACGTAGATGCCGCCGACGATGATGAGCGCGAGGAAAACCAGAGCGACGATGATCTTCCACTTGTGTTCGTAAGCAAACCGGAGAAAGTAGGCCATGCCCCTATTTAGTCATGGCATAAGATATTGACATGAAGCATGTGTTCGATGTATAAATAGGTTCACCATGATCGATATCCGGACCATCAATTCTTCTGAGCAACAAGCCCAATCACAGTCCCGATCGCGGGGCGGTGAGGCTGTGTGGGTTGAGGAGGCTCTGTAACGGGCCGTCCGGAGATCAGACGAGCTTCATGCCCCGGTTCGCAAAGCTGACCGGGGCTTTTCATTTGCCTGATGGTGTAATAGGCAGCACGCCTCGCTCTGAACGAGGAAATGCAGGTTCGAACCCTGCTCGGGCATCCAGTTGCGCACGGCGCGGGTCGCCTTTGCGGAGAATTGGCAGAGCCTGGTTGAATGCGCCCGTCTTGAAAACGGGAGAACCGAGAGGTTCCGGGGGTTCGAATCCCTCATTCTCCGCAAAGGTGATCTGGATGCCGTTCACGGTGGGGTGGGTGAGTGGTCTAAACCATCTCGTTGGAAGCGAGACGCGCCCTACGGGGTGCCGCGAGTTCGAATCTCGCTCCCACCGCCGTCTGCCGCGTCGTCTAATGGTAGGACAAGAGGTTTTGGCCCTCTGAATACAGGTTCGAGCCCTGTCGCGGCATCCATACCGAGCGCCGAATTGGGCGTAAAACATTGTAGTAATTAG